CATCATCACCAGTGCCCTCAACAGGTTGGGTCACCTCGGTAATACGACCGGCGTAACGGAAGCCTTGTTCGTAAAGGGATTCGGCTGTAAATCCAACAAAGGGGAAGTTGCGTTTGCACACCACGCGGTACACATTGACGAGGGCGGATGTTGCACCGGTATTGCGAACAGTGAGTTCCATGGCGGAGGCAACGCATCGCATGGCGCGATTTCGGCGATTGATGTCGGGGTAAGTGGGACCGGCAATAGGATCGGCGATATTGTCCCATCCAATGGCGTTTTCTGATCCTCCCTCACGGAAGAATTCACGCCAATCAGCTTGGGGGTTGTCTCCGGTGTAGACACCATCGGACGTATGCAACAAACACGCGAAATAAGCGCTGTTATTTTCATCACATTCGCGCGTAAATTGAGCCAACTTGGCCACATGCTTTGGGGTGGTGGTGTACCGCATGTAGCTATCAACGACGCGGCGCGTGAACTTTCGTGCACGACGACGTCGCTGACGCCTACGGCGGGTAAGCTTTCGCTTCTTGTAATCGACCTTGAAATCATGCTGAGTAGTAAGCGGGTTAACGGAAGAGAGATTCGGATTATCGTTTGCTTGACGAGCGGGTTGTTGATTGGGGCGAGCAGCACGCGCACGATTGCGGAGAAAGCGAGTGGCTTCGCGCGCAGCAATACGCGACAACGTGGAACGCCACCTGGAGCCACGATTGCGGCGTGTGATCATGGACATGGCGAGTACCTGTCTGGTTCCGGGTTATCCGAGCGAGGGTTCGGGATCGGCAAAGAGACGCGTTCCGGTCCGTTCCGATCAACGGTATATATAGGAGCTGGCTCCCCAGCTCCGCGGCGGGCTAGTAACATTAAGCCCGCCGCTCAGAGCCACCATGCCTGCCTTTCGTTTTCAAGCTATTCGCGCATTCCTGACCTATGCTCAGGCAAATGCATTCAGCAAAGCCGACCTATACGAATTTCTCGAAACCTTCACCTATGGTGAGGGAGTGGATCAAGTGTCTGTCGAAAAAGTATGCGTTGGACAAGAAGCACACGAAGACGGCGGCCAACACTTCCATTGCTTCTTGGAATTTTCGAGGAAGATTCACGCACGGGACGCACGCTTCCTCGACTTCCGGGGTTGCCACCCAAACATTCAAGCGGTCAAGTCTGTGCCAAGGGTCATCAAGTATATCACCAAAGAAGACGAGCATCCACTCGCCAACTTTGACATCGACGGTAAATCATCCTTCTTACCGATCCTTCGTATTGCTATCCGATCCGGCAAATCCAAGAACGAAATCATTGACGAAGCGCTGGATGCGGATCCGACATACCTTAGGTGTTACACGGCGGTCGCATCCTATGTCGACGCGAGGCTGCAACCTTCACGAGTGCACATGCCCAACATGTGTGTCGACGACTTCGCGCTGTCGGGTGCCGACTACGACCGAATGGAGGATTTTGCAAGAACGGTGGCCACGATGCGACGTGGCGACAGGTCGGATGTGCGTTCAATGTGGTGGGTTGGTCCATCTCGATACGGGAAGACCTCTCTCGCACGTTCCATTGGACGTCATTGGTACATGCAGTCAGCATGGTCGATCGATAACTTTTGCGACGACGATGGACTGTATGGAGTGCTGGATGATATTCCTTGGGATGGTTTGAAGTATGCGTACAAGTCCCTACTGGGTTGCCAAAAAGACGTTACATGGACGGACAAGTATAGGAGTAAGAAGACATTCAAGTTTGGTTATCCTGTTATTGTTGTTACTAATCATCTTCCCACGTTCACTGAAGAAGAACGTTCGTGGCTAAGTGTTAATGTTGAGTTTTATCAGTTTAACGACTCGGTGATACCCACTGAGGATCACGAGCCTATTGCATTAGAGTTGCTTAAGATATAAAACAGACTTTGGGCACATTAGAAACCTAAATAGTTTTGCAGCTGAACCTAAACCTAAAGCTAGGTCCCGACAACCCTAAGCGGGTCGACGTTGTCCGGGTTAGGCTTCCGGAGGAAGCCTAACCCAGTAATCAGGCAACGGCTACCGCCGTTGGGCTTGGTCCCGACTACAGGTCTTGGACATCGAAGGAGGTAGCTGTACGCTTCTCGGGAAGCATATTGATCGAATACCTAACCATCTTCTGGACAGAAAGAGTGGCTTCGGCAGACGTTGTCTCATCATTGGCAGCATCATAGGTCGGGACACCTTGGAAATCGACAAAAAATCCATGGGTGATCTTGGACACGAAGGAATTCCCACGCATCGTATTCATATTGATATACTTTGGGCGGTTATCCTTGAGCAACAACGAGAACTCTTCACCAGGCGCCAACTGGTACTTGGTACGACGATAAATAGTAAAATGCTGAGTAAAAAGACGGGATTGGAAAGGGGTAGCGACCAACATAGTGGGAGTGATCTGAGAATCCCACATGCCATACGGAGGAGCGACACCATCATCACCAGTGCCCTCAACAGGTTGGGTCACCTCGGTAATACGACCGGCGTAACGGAAGCCTTGTTCGTAAAGGGATTCGGCTGTAAATCCAACAAAGGGGAAGTTGCGTTTGC